CTGGTACACAGCTCCGTCGACACCGCCGACAGCGGAGGCGATCGCCACGGCTGTTTTGACCGACGTGACTTCAGGTGATCTCGCTGCGGCCGGATCCCTGGGGCACCTGGTGACGACCGCACCGAGCTGGTACACAGCTCCTTCGATACCGCCGACGGCTGGCACCATTGCGGCGGCGGTTCTCGCTGCGACTCCTACCTTCGCATCTCAGGCCAGCGTGACGCTTCCGACGGTCGGCGATTGTCTTGCGGCGGCGTGGGTCGAAACGGTCGGCGCGGAGTCGATCAATTCCTCTGCCAATCCTCCGACCTGGTCGAAGCTTTGCCCTGATGGTGCGACGGTTTTCCGTGTGTTCAATCTGGACAGTGCCACGGCTCCGACGACTCGCACCTAATCATGGCAACGTCTCTTCTGATTCGAGGGCTACAAAGCGCAGCCCTTTTGATTCGTGGCCTGGCATCGAGCAGCTCGGCAACAACGGCGGCGGGATTCGAGGTCGACCTTCAGGCCTGGATCGTCGCGCAGCTTGGCCTGGCCGTTTACCCTGTCCACATTCCTCAGCAAATCGACCCCTCGGTTGAGGTTCTCCCTTGCTATACCTTTGAGCTGATCACAGCGCACCACAAGAACGTTCTCAGCGGTCCGACGGGTGACGTTACGGGTACGTTTCACCTCAAAGCGCATTCGTTTTCCGCGACCGAGGCCTTCCTCATGAAGGAAGCCCTGCGGCTCAAGCTGCAAAACTATCGAGGCTTCATCGGGGCAACCCGGGTCAAGGCCTGTAACCTTCACGACGAAGCTTCGAACAACGTCACGCCACTGACTGAGAATGATCGCTGGAAGTTTGAACGATTGCTTGTATTCAAAATCTTTTATGTCGAATCCTTACCTCAACATTGATTGATTGAAATTGGAGTTTTCTGATGTCTAAGGCTGAAATTGGAGCAGGTGCAACATGCGGGTACAAGATTTCTCCCGCGACGACTTACACCTTGCTCGGCAATCTGATCTCGGTCGAAACCGACCCCAGCGTCGGCAAGGTGATGGTCGACTTCCTCAGTGCAACCGCGAAGTATAAGCTTCCGACGATCCTGGATTCCGGTGAAGTGACTGCCACGATTGCCTTCGACTCCACCGACTCTCAGCTCGCTGCAATGTGGACGGCGTTTACTGGTAAGACAATTTTCGCGCTCGAAATCATCTTGGCGGGCGGTGGCAAGTTTGACTTTGCAACCGTGTTTCTCACTGGGATGCCGTTGTCAGGTGTCGAGCAAGAGTCTTCGCCTGAGATTGAACTCAAGTTTGAAGTCAGCGGCACAGTCATCTTTACCCCTGGCACCTAATAACGAGCCTGGTGGGCCTTTTTGTAAACACCCCTTGTTTTACCTCTTGAATTGAGTGCCGAAAATGACTCGTGAAGAATTGTTAGCTCAGACCGACGACGTGATCATCGAGCCTATCGACGTGCCTGAGTGGCGGGCGAAGCTCCACGTTCGGACGATCACGGGCTCTCAGCGGGAAAAGTTCGAAGTTGCGTACGTCAACGATACGACGGATCGGACGGAAGCGCGGATGGCCTCGTTTTGCCTCTGTGATGAGCAGGGTGTTCGCATCTTTAAGGATGAAGACATCGACGCGCTCGACCGGAAACATCCGGGCGGGCTCCGTCGGATCTATAACGCGGGAATGCGTCTCTCGAAAGTCAGCGAAGACGAAATCAAGGGTGAGGTAAAAAACTCCTAAGCCATCCTTTCGAGGTCTACACCCATCGTCTCGCGGAGCGGCTTGGCAAGACACGCAAGCAGCTTCTGCGAGAGATGGACAGTGACGAGATATCGAAATGGATGGCTTATGATCGCATCAACATTGATGATTCGTGGCGGCAGAATGCCGAGCTGGTTTGGTGGCTTATCCAACTCTTGGGCGATGCCAAGCTCAAGCGACGTGTCAAGTATGAAGACTTGTTACCGCAACGACATAAACCTCCCAAGCCACGGCAAACGGCTGAACAAATCAAGGCCGTACTGATGGGGTTCGTCACGAAAAAATGAGTGAAATTGCATATTTAGGCATAAGCACCTTCGTCGATAACTCGAACCTTGACGCAGGTTTTGGTGAAGCTGCGCAAAAGGCCGAGTCGTTTGATAAGGGCCTGTCCTCTCAGTCGATGCAAGGTCCGTCGATTTCCCCGGGAAAGCATGACGGCGTCAGCTCGATGGTTCCTCAGATGGGCCAGATCGGGCTTTCGCTCAAGTCTGCTTTCACGGGTGCGATGGCTCCTCTGGTTGCGTTTGGCTCTCGATTCACAACGATGTTCGACGAGGTTGGCGGCACAATTACAAGGCTTGCCACTCGGCTTGACACTATGGTTCGTGCCGATCGAATCGAGGCCGATCTCAAGCGTGAAGCAACGGCTTTTAAGGTGGTTGGCGTCGTCGGTGCGCTCGCGGCGGTCAAGGTTGGCTTGGCGTTCTCGAACCCTGCCATTTATCTCGGTGCCACTGTGCTCGGTGGTGCGTTCATGGCGGTGTTTCCTAAAGTCGCGGATTACGCTAATCGAGCGGCTGGCAAGATATCGACATTCTTTCTCATGTCCGGTTCGGTCATGAAAAAGACCCTGACTCAGCTTGAACATCTCAAGTTTCCAAATCCATTTCGACTCATCGGTTCTCAGGCCAAGCAAGCCACTACTGCAATCAACGGCGTCAAGAATGCAGCGGTCGGTGGCACAAAGTCGCTCGGCAATCAAGTCTTGACCACGTTGGGCATTTTCAGCGCTCCGGCTGCAATCGTTGGTTTCTTCGGGGCGGGGATTAAGGGTGCCTCTGACCTTCGCGAAACGATGTCGAAAGTCGACACGGTTTTCAATGATTCGTCTGATCTCGTCAAAGCCAATGCCGACAAGATGGCGGCAGCGTATGGGTTGCCTAAGAAGTCGATCCTTGATGCGTCGGCGGCGATTGGTTTGATCGGCAAAGGCGCTGGTCAAAGTGATAAGGCAGCGGCACAACTCGGAACGAATATGTCGAACCTTGCGGCCGACGCTGCATCGTTTTACAACGTTCCACTCGATGAAGCGCTGGGCAAAATCCGTTCCGGACTGGTCGGTCAATCCGAGCCTCTGCTTGCCTTTGGCATCCAAATGAATGAGGCCAAGGTTGAGGCCGAAGCCATGCGGCTTGGGTTCGGCAAGGTTGGTAAGACTCTCAGCGACGAAGCAAAGACGGCAGCTCGTGCGAGTTTAATCACGAAGGGTCTCGCGGACGCGAGCGGCGACTTGGCGCGGACCTCTGGATCGACGGCCAACCAATTCAAGAAACTTACGGGCGGCGTGGGAAACCTCGCAACCACGGTTGGCTCGTCAATGCTTCCGGCTGTCGATGTCGTTCTCGGTGGGTTTAACGCGATGGTATCGGGCATCGGTACGTTTGCCGAGCGAAACAAGGCTTCGTTTGAGGCAGTCGGCGAGTACGTCAAAAGTGCGTTTGCCAACTTCGGCGAGGGTGTCAGCAATGTTAAAGCCTGGTTAGGCACACTTCCCGAAGTGTTCACGTCTGTGTTTGGTGATAAGTCACAGATGATTAGCGACCTTGGCGCGAGCATCATGTCCGTTGCCGATGGTATCGGTATGGTCTGGCGCAACCTTCCTGCCTTTGCGGAAATCGCACTTATCAAGATTCGTGAGAAGTTCCTCAACCTCGGTGAGATGATTCACTGGACGATCGACAACGCTGGCGCTTTGGGATCTTATTTTGCCAACAATTTCTCCAAGCTTGTGACTGACGGGCTCACGTTCGTTGGGACCGGCTTCAAAAATCTAGCATTGAACATATGGAACTTAGGGAAAGCTGTTGTCGAGTTCATCAAAGATCCCACACAGGGTTTTCAGTTTAATTGGAAGGGTCTCACCGAAGGCTTTGTTGCGACGGCTGAACAGCTTCCTGAATTGATCAAGCCAGCGCTTACGAGCCTTCAGGCTGAGATCGACGCAAAGACTCTCGAAATTGGAACCAAAGAAGCCGAACGGGCCAAGGCAATTGCGGCCAAGGCCAAGCTCGATGCCTCGATCACTCCTGCCAAGCGTCCGATCGCGGGAGGTCCTGCGGAAGCGGCGAAAGAAGCGGGTCAACTCAAGCTCGCGGGAGCTAGTGAGCTGGGCTCGAAAGAGGCTTACAGCTCGATCGTCTCGGCGACTCGATCGACGCCTGGCGGGAATGCTCAGCAACGGGCGCAGGCCGACAACCTTGCTGAGCTGCGGAAGCAAACGGGCTTACTCGGTGGTTTGGCGGGTGCTATTGGTAATGCTGTCGCGCAAGCTGGTCAACCTAAAGTGGTGCATGCGTTATGAGTATTGTCGGTGTTGACATCCTCGATGAATCGGGGGCGAGAACGGGCGATCAGAACGAAAAATACGAACGGACATATAAGGTTTCGTTTGCCGTTTTGTGCTCAGACATTTTGGATGATCCTCATACGGTTTTGAGTACGTTCACGTACGGCGGTTCGTCGCTTCCGATCGGTCAACAGTACCCAAGCGACACGAAGGCTTATTGCATCTCACGCGTTGCTGAGTATCAAACGCGGTGCCAAGTTGGTACGGGCGTCGGTTGTCTCTACAAGTTCACCGCGACTTACGGGCCCTGGAATCCTCTTGAGAATCTTGAGAATCCGCTCGACAAGCCAGTTCTGCCAATCATCGAAGGGCAGACATTTGAACACGCGATATATGTTGACAAAGACGGCAACCCGATCGTCAACAGCGCTGGCGACCCTTACGACCCTCCTCTGACTGAGGAAGTCGTTCACCTCATGATTCGATTCTCGAAGAACTACGCGACTCTTCCGGCGTTTTTCGGTTACTCGAATTACATCAATAACGCGACCTGGCAGACGTTTGCGGCGTACTGGGTCAAGTTCAATATTCCACGCGCTGAAGAGCTTCCTTCTCAGTACCTTGCTTCGACCTATTGGAAGTTTGACTTTGAGTTTGAAGTCAATCCAGAGACCTGGTTGCGGAAGGTTCCCAACGTCGGGTTTAACCAGCTTGTCAGTGGCACACTCAAACCGATCCTGATCGGTGGCCAACCTCCCACGATTCCTCAATTCTTGAACAGTTCGGGCGCCGTTCTCACGCCTCCCGTCACTCATACGAACTTGATCATCAATACATTTCATACCCGTCAAGAGACTGACTTTAACACGGTCTTTGCGTCCTTCCCGACTGACCTGTTTGAGGTCTATGCAAGCCCATGAGCTTCAATTCTCGCGACTCGAAGCGCATCGCTCGCAAGACTCGACGCGACGAAACAACCCCGATGTTTCGGGTCAATAATGCGCCTCGTCCTCGGTTGCAATGGATGGGCAAGCTTGGCCTTGTCACCTCGGGCGGCATCTCTGCGCGAAGTGGTACGGCTCTTGGATCCGGTTCGGTCGATCTTCAGTTTCTTGATGCTTCAGGCGTTTACTCGTCTGCCTCAATTACGGTCACGGTCTACTCGATGTTTTCAACCTCGATTGCCTCGACGACGTTGGTCAAGCTCGGCCTGGTCGATGGTCAGTATGTTGTCGACACGGTGGCTTGCTGATGTGCTACAAGCGCGGCAATCCGGGCCCGTGTACTCCACCACCTCCGCCTTCAGGCTGCGGCGCTTGCTCGGGTAGTCTTGGGACAACGTTTTCGTATTCGTTCACTTATCGACCTGTTAATACGGATCCGGTCGTCATCACTTATGGGCCTGGTTTTTCGATCACGTATCCTCCGACCTGTGCTCTTGAAACTGCTGTTACCATCAGCGGTACAATCACACTCGACGAACCTTTCGGCGATTGTATTCGTGGTCATGTTGTGTTGCCTCTCAAGCTGCTCACTGTTCTTTTGTCTTCTCCTGTGTGCTATGACACTGGCTCTGAGATGGTCCTAACGGTTACATGCTGTTCTACTTCATCGAGATTGTCGGCGAACATTACATCTCCTGGAACAATTCCTCTCGGCCACGTTGTGGTTCTCGTCGTTGATACCGATTTTGTTTCGTTTTCCTGTGGTCCCTATACATCGACCTGGCAAGCCACGGCAAACGATGAAACGTGTACGTTGGTGATTTCCGAATGATCCGTTGTGTTCATTGCCCTGTGAGTGAAGCTCTCGAATGTCCTTCGCGGTTTCATGCTCGCTACTGCGAATTGGTCAATTCTGATCATCGCGATTATCACCCGGGCATGGCCTCCAAATTGGTTGCGATGTCGTTACCTGGTGAATCGGTTCCTCAGTGGAAAGCGAAGCGCCAAGCTCAAGCCTCGTGTCCATCGTTGGGCCCGTTGCTGAAATGCGGTTGTGATCAACTCTGGCGTTGCCTGGCCGGCAAGGGACGACCCTATTCGGGGCAACCGTTTGATGAAACCTATGTCTCATTCTCAGAATGTGTTGATTGTCTCAAAGCGAATTCTCAACTATGACAAATGAATATCGTTTGATTCTTGGCGAAGCTCTCGACAATTTGCGCTCGATTGAAAGCGACTCGGTCGACTGTGTGATCGTCGATCCTCCATATTCCTCGGGTGGTTTCACTCGCGGCGATCGCACGGCGACCACTGCGTCAAAATATGTTTCAAGCTCCGTGCAGACGAAGCGTGTCAACTTTGACGGCGACTCGCGCGACCAACGGTCTTTCCTTGTTTGGTCTACCCTCTGGATTTCTGAGTGCTATCGCATCGTCAAGCCCTCAGGCTACTTTCTTTCGTTTACCGATTGGCGGCAACTTCCGACGATGTCGGACGCTATTCAGTGCGGCGGGTTCGTTTGGCGGGGCATTATCTCGTGGGATAAGGGGCGGGCAGCTCGTGCGCCTCATAAGGGATATTTCCGCCACCAATGTGAGTACGTCGTCTGGGGTACAAAGGGCGTGTCGGTTGCGGCCGATTGGGACGGGCCTTGGGATGGCTCGATCTCTTGTCCGGTTCTCCAATCCGATAAACACCACATAACGGGCAAGCCTACCGAGCTTATGAAAAGGCTCGTTGCTTGCTGTCCTCCTGGTGGTGTCGTGCTGGATCCGTTCATGGGCTCTGGCACAACCGGCGTTGCGGCGATCGCGACGGGGCGGAAGTTCATCGGGATTGAACTCGCGGACCACAATTTCGCGATTGCAACCGAACGCATCCAGGCGGCTCACCTTGCTCGGACGGTTGCGGCGTGACCGAGCTGCTACCGATCCAGCCGGCCAGCTCAGCCGGCCAGCTCGCAGCGGCTCAATTGTCGATCGACCTCTGCGAGGCTGTGCTTTCGGGTCGCAAGGCAACCACTCTGCGGGCCTACAAGGGCGACCTGAGAGACTTCGCGGCGTTTCTTGGCTATCAAATCGCCTCGAAGGCTCTGGACGCGTTTGTGTCGTTCTCGGGGCCTTATGCCAACGCGGCGGCGCTGGCGTATCGGGCTCACCTTCTCGATCGCAAGCTTTCGCCGGCTACGATCTCGCGACGGCTCGCGGCATTGCGTACCGCGGTCAAGGTCGCTCGGATGCTCGGGCGGGTGGCGTGGGACCTGGAAGTCGAGTCTCCACGCTCGGAGACGTATCGAGACACCTCAGGCCCTGGTCGCGATGGCTGGAAGGCCGTGCTGGCGATCGCCAAGGAACGGGCCGTCACTCCTCGAGGCGTTCGTGACCTGGCTGTGCTCAGGCTGCTGCATGACCTGGCTCTGCGACGGGGTGAAGTCGTCGGGCTCGACCTGGTCGACCTCGATCTTCGGCGCTCGATCGTCCAAGTGAAGGGCAAGGGCAAGAGCTCGAAGGCTCCGATCTCATTGCCGAAGCCAACGGCGGAAGCGTTGCGGGCGTGGGTGGTGTTGCGGGGTGATTCACCTGGTTCCCTATTTGGGATTTCCGGGGAATGGATTCGGCAGCTCGTGCGCGGTCTCGGTCGCGCTGCTCAGCTCGATCGACCCCTCCGGCCTCACGGCCTGAGGCACCAAGGGATCACACAAGCTCTCGACGCAACCGGCGGCGACGTTCGGGCCGTCCGTCGTTTTAGCCGGCACGCTAAGCTTGAGACACTCGTTGTCTACGATGACAATCGGGCTGATCTCGCGGGCGACGTCGCCCGACTCGTCTCCGACGACGACTGAGTAGTTAGGGAAAAGCTCTTTCCCAAATAAGGGCCCGTATCTGTGCACCACATCGGGCAAGCTCACTTTTCTGTAAGTGATGAATTTTAGATCCTCAGGCGTAATCTCCAACGTTGGCCATTCGAACCAGGCCGTTCGGTCTCCGCCCGGTTTTGCCAAGTCGAAGCCGATGATTCGCGAGGCGGCGGCGATCGGCGATTCTCCAACCAGCTCTTTGTATTCATTCATCGCGATTTCTCAGCTTCGGCCAAGTATCTCCGGTGTGACGTTAGTTGGTCGGTTGCGAAAAGAGCCATTATCGCAACCGGGGATCGGGTCGGAACGGAATAACCGACGGGCCTGGTTTTGACGCGTTCGAATCCTCAGGACCGTGAACCAGCTCGTGATGCTCGGGGCAGTAATCGCGGGTCTCGGCCTCAAACCCGGCGACACATTCAAGACCGGGCAAGAGCGGGGCGACGTCGGGTTGTCTTCGGGCATGGTCGCTGCATAGATGTCGGTCGCACGTCTTGCCTTTGCTTGTGGGATAATCGCACTGATATTCCGAAACGAACTTGCAATGGTGGCAACGCTTTGGTTGACGTCCAGAGATTCGGAGATGCGCCCACCCGTTACCCATTCTCATGAACATGGCTTACCTCGATTGACCGCTCGTCCCCCTCGTTCATCAACGCATTCACGAATCGCACTGTCTTATAGCACTCATCGACGACGTCACGATAAGTTAGGATGTTCTGTTTCCAAAATTTCCGAAGCACCTCTTTGCTTGCGAACTTTTGGCATTGGTCACACAAGAACAATGTCGCGTCGTCGATCGGCTCGCTATCAAGAGTAAACAGTACTTCGTTTCGTGCCTCATCGCATCGGCACGCCATGCACTTCTCGTCTGTTCGGTCAGACGCGAACGTTCGCCACTCGATTTCGAGTTTGAGCGAATCGTCGCATTGTAGACCTGTGCCCTCCCCTGCCACTGTCGACGCTTCCAAACTCATATTGAGAGTCCCTCATATTTTGGCTGATCGGATCAATTTAACACGACTGGGGCCGCGCAGGTTACGCGATCGACACCCCTTCACTCGTGTCCATTTCGTGCGACTGTACGTCTGTCGCGCTACGACGCGCGATAACGTAATCAGGCACATTTGCGAGGATCAACTGTGACACGTATGTGCCTGCTTTGACTTTTCGCTCAATCTCATGGATCGCAAGTCGACGACACGCTTCGCCCGTCAGTGTGAAAGTGACACGAACGCGTGACTTGTCGGCAGCGACGATATCACTTGTGCGTTTTCGCTTTTTCACACTTGCACTTGTCGCACTTGTTGACATGCCGACGATTGCAGCGTCCGATCCGTCGGTCTCGAAGGCCACGTCTCCACCCTCAAGAATGGGCTCCCGATCGTCGGTAGGGGAGTGGTCATGGGAAGTGGTCGACCTTGGCTTATTGGCCTGTGCTCGCGTGCTTTTTGCCATTGTGCTCAGCTCGTTTTGTCAGAGTGGTAGATTGAGCGCGGCCCACAATGCCGTGGGCCGCAAGTCAACTCTGGTGATGATATCGTCACAACGCGATTGAGATCATCACCACCAAATACGACACGCGGCAACATCCTGTTACACTCGCGGCTTTGTGTCGATTTCGACGGTCGACTTCTTTGCGCGACCGCTCATAAGTCGACACGCCACCTTGTGCCAATGGATAATGAACTCGTTGCGAAAAGTGTTGTGCAGCAACAGTGCGACTTGTGGATCGTTGGCCGGCAAATACACCAATGAGAGTCTTCGCGCTGCATGAAGCGCGATCTCCCAGCCGTCGACGTCATCGCGCAGCAACAGGATGCCGTGACGGGCACCACGATAAAAAACGAGCCATTCTTCGAGTTGCTCTTTTGCCGTGTGACTGCGCTGAAAGGCTGAAATCGCCGACGATACTTTCATCAGTTGAAGGCTTATCGTCGGATGTTTGAGCTTGTATTGCATTGTCGACTTTCCCCGGGAAATATCAGGACGTTGCCTGGTTTGAAATGAAAGTCCTCAAAAGCGGTGCCTTAGCAAATAAATCTTTACGCGTTCACCTCCTCAGGTTTCACGCGTTCGAGCAGGTAATAACCGGAGATCCCCAAGACGAAAATCACGGCAAGGCCGTTGCGAGCGACGAAGGCTTCGCTCTTGGTTTCGGTCTTGAGGATCTCGCCATTGTCTCGGCGGACGGCAACCGGCGTCTTGGTCGGGTGCGACCGATTCCAGGCCTCGACCTGTTCGTGTGCGGTCATGCTTCACCGCCTTCGGTCACAAGTCGAACCATGTCTGGCAAGATCACGCCTTCATATTTATTCATGACGGCTCGATCGATCCATGACACCCAACAAGAGCTTCCCTCCTCATACACCAGCTTGCCGCGCTGGCCGATGATGTGGAGGCCAAACTTTCCGTCGTCGAAGATTTCGACGATATCACCCGGGAGCGGTTGCCGATCGGCTTGGATGTCCGCGAATCGGGAAAGGGCAACGACCGCGTCGCTCATCATTTCGAGCATTGCGAAGACGTCTTTCCATCCTCGGCCCGATCCATTCATTCGGATCTGTGCAAATGTCCCCGGACGGCCTGGCACCTCGTAATTCCATTCCGAGAACGTCTCGTGCTTCCTCGGCTCTCTCCATCCAAAGACCGTTGAAGGGGCAAGTGCGACCGTGTTCTTTGCCTTGTCGGTCTCGGGTTTCGGCTCGATCGTTTCGGGCTTTGGCGTCATCATCTCAGATTTCGGAAATCGCTTTTTCTCCAACTCGATCGGGGTTTGTGGCGGCGCTTGCTCGATGAAGTTGGTTTGATCGGGCAAGACCTTCATTGCGATCAGGTTCTGCACTTCGGCGGCGACCTGGTCGCGGGTGAGGTCCTGGTCGATGGCGGCGGCGGCCAGTTCTTTTTGCTCGGCATAGGAGCCGAGTCGACTGAGGTGATAGGCGGACGCGGCGGGAAGTTTGCCTTTGCGGACGAGGTCTTGCACGTCCAAGCTCAGCTTCGTGAGCGCGATCGACTTTGACACCCTCTCAGGTTTGATGCCGAGTTCCTCGGCCAGTTGCTTTGATGTCCATCCGTTGAGGGTCAAGGCCTCGCTGAATGCGTTCGCTGTCTCGATCGCGTCCATCTCTGCGCGTTGAATGTTCTCCGTCAATTGGATCAACTGGCGTTGATTCTTTGACGGTTTGGGTACCACGATACAATCCAGCGTTGGCAGCTCTGCGACGATGGCTGCGCGGTACCGACGTTCACCGATCAAGATAATAAAGAGTTTGCCGTCTTCATATACTTTGATAGGTTGCTGTTGCTTGATCGTTTTCAAGCTCTCGGCAAGCTCTGCGATGTCGACGGGATCGAAGTGTCTGCGGACTTGTCCAGGATCGGGCAGGATCTTGTCGAGCGATATCTTGCGGACCAGCTCGAAGCCTTCGCTCTTGTTCCACTTCGGCTCGCTCGCCTTGCGTTTGGTGACCGTGGCCATTATGCCACCTCGCTTTCGAACAGGGTGGCCTGGCTCTCGACGGCTACGGGCGGTTTCTCCTGAAGGCTGACGCAACTCACAATCCTGCATCCCGAAGCCTGAGTTCGTGCCATTACAATCAAGAGATCGGGCGGCACGTGGACGCGTGCGATGCCTGCGATGTTGACGGCTTCGTTTTCAGGCACTCTGAGGTTGCGCACCTCATGTTCGAAGTCGTATTGCCAGTGATCGGGCACCTCGATACACATTGTTGGTTCAGCGCAGCCTTCGACCTGATGCCACAATGAAAGCTCATGCGATCGCGTGACAATAGGCTCATACGATGCGAGTTGGAACTCGCGAATCAACTTGCGACCGAAAAACAACTTATGTGAGCAAGTGAATACGGGAATGATCAATTGACACCCCCTTTGCTCTCACCACCGAGCAACCGTTGGAGCAACCCATCGACCGTCGACTTCGGCGTCACGTTGGCCTTTTTCTCGGCTCCGATCGTGTTGTAATGGGCCAACATCTCGTTGGGTTGGCAGACGTGGTAGACCAGCACGGGCAAGACTGGCACCTGCATGTTGTTGGCCTTCGCTGGCCTTCCGTTGCGTTCGTGGCAGTCGATCGCGTGGGGCAAGTGAACATCGAACGTGATCAAGAGGTCTGGGATCTGAGTGTGGCAGACGACGATTTCTCGACCACATTGCGGGCAATCGGCCACGCAACTTGACGTTACCTTTTGCAGATAATTGGGCATCTCGATTTGAGCAAACGCGTTGTCGGATGCTTCAAGATCGTCAAGCGTGAACACTTGCTTAGGCGTCGGTGTCATCTCAGGCACCTGCCTTTCGTGGGGCCATTTCGGAACGTCGATCGACCCGGCAAACATGGGGGCGAACGTCGGCGAAATATCGGCCACCCATGACACGATTGGGGTAAACCATTTCCACGAGTAAACAAAGCTTCACGCTTTGCTCGGGATTGGTTTTGATTTCCAACACTTTGCCCTGACATTGGGGGCAACCGTCTGGCACCCAATTCAGGTTAGTGTTTCTGAGCTTCAGGTTGACATTGGCGACACCCATAGACGGGAATCTCCGTGCAAGGGAGCGAACGAACACGACCGGGGCAGCAACGAACAACGCGGCCACCCGTTTGAGTGGTCGCGTTAAGAAGTGGTCACAGATTGACGTATCGCATTGCCTGAAAAGGCTGGCGAAAACGTTACGCTTTGGGCGGCTCGATACCCAAGTTGATTTTGTCGACCTGGTCGCGAATGGTCACCATGTCGAATCCACGATATCCGTCGGTCGTCGATTTTCGTGTGTGCCCTGCGATCTTTTGCGTAGTCAGTTCGGGCACTCCAAAGCCAACGGAAAGCGTGATATGTGTATGCCTCAATGCAAGAAACGAAGCATCTTTGACTCCGGCTCGCTTGCCTGCGGCCTTCAGGAGATCCAACGGTTTCGACCCTGGTATCCCTCCCAACCACGGACCAATTCGAGTCGAGCCGGGGAAAGCCCATCGGCAATTGGATCTCGGCAGCCACTCGGATAAGATCGTCGTGGCATCGGTCGTCAATGGCACCTTGCGACGGCTGGCAACGGTTTTCAGTGGCCTTCGCTCGTTGGGGCGAATCACAAGTAAACGCTTGATCAAGTCGTAATCCGTGCAAGTCGAGGCCTGAATTTCCTTGGCTCTCGCTCCGGTGTAGTAAGTCGTTGCGGCCAGCGCGTAAAGCCTGTGAGCCTGCCACGACGACGACGCCTCGTCCCTGAGGCATGACAAGAGCGCTGTCACTTCCGCCAACGAAAGGTGACGTTCGTTGCCCTCTGTCAAATCGTCGTCGTGTGTCTCCAAGCGCCGAATCCAATCGGGCAGCCTGCGAAACGTGAACGGATTCGCATCCATGTACTTTTGATCGCAACAATACATACAAATACGCTTTAGCCCTGCCAACAACTTCTTCTGAGTCGCGCAGCTTCGCGACGGGTGAGCGGCCATGAATTTGGCTACGGTCACTGGCCTGATTTGATCGGGCGAATCGATATCGATCCTCACCAGCTCGTCGAACACCTGCCTCAAAACCTTCCAGGTCGCTGGCGCAGCTAACGGCGGCTGATAGAGCAATTCGAGTTCGTCGCGGACTGTTTCGAGACAGGTCGTCATCGTTCACCGTGGCTTGGGTATAGTGGGAGGAATGGGCAATTTTCCCACCCTCGAAACCATAGGCCACTTCCGATCGGTTGACAAATCGGAATCGACCTATCAAGCCATCGGCATAAAACCCTGACTTTATCCCGTCGTTCTTCGGAACCGACGGTTGGGGGTTCGAATCCCTCCGGGTGTACTCACCCCGCAAGGAGGTGAATCCAGCCTCTGCTGCTCTATTCGGGGACATATGCTCACCGTATACTGTTAGACAGGGGCGGGGAAGGTTTTCGGGCCGATGGGCAAGGATTCTTGGCGGAGTGCTTGCTCATCGGTTTTTTCGCTCAGGCCGCGCAGGCCTTTGACTGACCGACCGAAATTCATGGCGGGCCGATCGGTTCGCTTGGCGGCGGTGAACAGTTTGGCCAGCGTCTTCGGGTCGATCTCACCCGACGCGGCTGACTGCCAAAGCTGGCGGTGCCAGCTCACCGAATGATAATCCGCAAGCTCCTTCACCACCGACTCGACCACGGACGCGACCGCTTCGGGGCCGACTGGGCTCGAAAGTCGGTGAATCTTCTCGACCGTCGTCATCGCTGACTCTGCGGTCGGCTTCGGCGCGGGCGGCGGCTCGACCAGCGGCGGGTAAAGATCGGGGTGGGCTTGGGCGAGCTCGGCGAGAACGAGCAGGTTGAGAATTGCCGATCGGCCGCGATGGCTTGGTGAACGCTTGATCACAGCCGATTCGAGGGCCTTGCGTTCGGCTTCGGTCAGGCTGGCCAAGTGGGCGGCGAGACGAAGCTCGCGGGCCTCGGCGGTCTCGGTCGGAATGGCTGGGGCTTGGATTGGCGGGGGCGTGGCATTGTGTACAGGCTGGCTGACAGGCTCTGGAATTTCAGGCGAATTGAGATCGTTCCGTAACGTTGTATTAATTCTCTTAAGACTAGATATGACAGGGGGTTGAATTCGAGGCGCGCCCGGCGCGCACCCTTGTTGACGACTGTCCACTACTTTGGATGCGCGCCGGCGCGCACCCTTTTCGAAGGTAGGTGTACGCGTGTCTTGGTTGAACACGTGGAACGAAAACCTGATCAAGCGAACAGTTCGCGACGGGTTTTCAATGGTGATGCCGGGGTAGGCCGTGGCAAGTTCGCAGAGGTTGCGGCGGAAGTTTCCGACCGAACACCCGTACAGAGAGGCGCATCGTGTAGAGGTGGGTGAGATAACCTCTGCGTTACCTTCTTGGCGGCGCAGTTGGAGCAAGATCGCAAGCGTCTTGCAAAGGTGGGCAGGCAGAAACACAGCGTCATCGGGGATGAGAAAGCCTAGCTTCTCAACCATCGACAAGCGGCGATCCGTCGGCGCACCCTGTTGAGGGTGGTCGTGCGAATCCATGGCACTCGGGTCTTCGGTTGGACTTATCGCGCTCAGATTCTTTGGCGGAGTGTGAGCGAGACAGTCGTGGTGAACAAATTGTCAGCGGGATGAATCAATCCCCCGGGGGCTTGCACCTCCCCGGGGGGGCGTACCATGTTTGCCTTGCGGCAAACCGGCCGTGCTTCCGTTGTATTGTCTGGGGTGCAAGCCCTGGTGTTCTCCTATGGGCAAGTGAGGCGCGCTTAAGTAGACGCGCTCTCGAGCTTGCGCTCACGGGAGCGATCGTGCGGCATTTGCGGATATGGGAACGGGTCCCGGACGCGCAAGGTCGAACGATAGACTAAGGAATACCTTTCGGATGATCGGCTTGCAAGCCCTAACTGGTTTCTGGTAATATTTTTTAAGACTTCGAAATTCTTCAGCAGGGATAAACGAGCCATGCAAATCGTTACACCCCCTATCAAGCGGAAACGTGGCAGACCCCGCAAGCCCGTCGAAAACAAGAGATCTGAGAAGCTTGCGGTTATGGTTTCGCCTGAGTATCGGGCTTGGGTAGACGGGGCGGTCGCTTATTATCGCACCAATCACCCCGATTTTTTTACCGACTCGATTGAGGCGTTTCTTCAGGGTCGGCGCTATCCGATTGCGCCTCCGCCACGCTGAGAATCGGTTAGGTCGAAAATTCAACAAGTCAACACATATAGATAAGTGGAGCTTCCCCCCCCGTGGCTATCGTTGTTACCTGTCAGTGCGGCAAGTCGATTACGGTTCCTGATGAATTTGCAGGGCGAACGGGAACCTGCCGGGCCTGTGGGGCCAAGCTGGCGATCGGTGCTGCGCGAGTTATTGAGGTGGATGCGCCGGTACCTGTTGTTGTTGCGACAGCTCCTGCACCTGTGCCGGCTGTTGCGGCTCCTGCGCCATTGCCTCAACCGGTCCAGGCCGTGACGGTGCCTTGCTCGTTTTGTCATGAGCCGATTCAACCTGGTGCGAAGAAGTGTCGGCACTGTGGGGAGTTTCTGGATCCGGTTTTGCGTGCGACTTTGATCAAGCCTCAGGTTGAGTCGAAGCCTGAGAAGCCTTCCAAGAAGGTGAAAAAGGAAAAGACGGAAGTCACTCAGATTGTCGTCAACAATGTCGTTGGCGGTTTCGTTACTGAAGCTCCACGTCGTATGGGTTGCCTGACGAAGATTGTTCTTGGCTTCGTGTTATTGATGATCTTGATGGCGATTTTGCCAAAAGCGCCCGTCAAACCTCCTGTGAATGTTCCTGCCAATGAGCCAGTGAATGTGCCTGCGGTTGCACCTCAACCGGTGCGTGCTCCGATCGAAGATCCGAACAAGCCGCAAGTTGGACCTGCGAAGTTCATTGTTGGTGATCAGGCTCTCACGAAACACTTTGCACGCACGATAGGCAATGCCTGTGGGCTTGTTGTTGCCTATGAAGAGATTGCCGATTATCGAGCGGCCGAGTTTGCAGCCACGGATCCAAACAAGACAAAGCCTGGCCTTGGTGCGTTTTTTCCTGTGATGGTGCAAGAGGGTAGACTCAAGGTCGTCGGTGAAGGCGCAAGGGTTATTATTAGACAAGTTGATACCCTTGGATATTTAGTTGAAGTGATCGATGGCGAGTTTAAGGGAACCAAGGGCTGGTCGATTCCAGAGCAGCTTGTCCAGGCTCCGGTTGCTCCCGAAATCTCGATTGAAGAACGTGCCAAGGCGGAACGAGCACAAACGATCAAGAACAAGCAAGAATATAAAGCTAGGTTGAAGGGTACTGCGAAGTGATACAATAGCGATCGATCGAAGTACTCGGCCTGGGAGTGACGTTATGCTCGAAACAAAACAGCCAATTGAGGAGGTTCCAACAAAGTCGGGTGAAGCCTCGTTTGAAATTGTTTTCGAGGGGAATGTCCATCCTCAGGATCTGTCGTTTTCTGACCTTGGCTCTGCGATCACAGCTCTTGGTCGACTTGCGTCTGGTGGGTCCGAAGATGGTGATGATCAGGTTGAACCAGCTAAGCAAAAAATGCACCTTGTTGGTGTTAGAGGCGGATCTGCTCACTATCTGTTATCGACGGAGAATGTCGATCGATCACGTGAGCAGTTGAGGCTTGCGGGTGGCTATTTTGATGATTTGCAAATCGATAGCCTGAACGCTCATGTGTTGACGCCTGGTTCGATATTGTCAAAGCTCGCCTCGAAACTCAAGACAACGATTGTCATCAAAGTTCCGGGAGATGGCCCTGTTTTGGCGAGAATTGGGCCTGATTTGTCAGAAGCGATCGATGCACAGTTTTTTACATCACCGTTAAAATTTGCAGCTCGTGTTGTGCGGGTTGGTGGTGCGTCTGGATCAAAGTGTGGGCTACGGGTTGCATCACGTCGAAAAATGTTGATTTGTGTTGTTAGTAGTCCGAAAGTTGCCAGACAGCTTGGGGCATTGTTATATCAGAACGTGATTGTTAAAGGTACAGCGACCTGGATTAAGAGCACGATGACTCTCTACGGATTCTCAATCGTAGAAGTTCAACCAATGAAACGAACTAGAGCTGTTGAAGCTTTTCGGCTATTGCGTGCTGCGGGCGGGCATTACTGGGATGCAATCAAGGATGTAGAGGCGTTTCTGAACGGTGAAGAGGAACTATCTCAATGAGTGACTCGCAAGTTATTGGTATTGATACGATGTGTCTCATTTGGGGTGTAAGGGATCGGGAGCGAATTACCAGCGGCGATGCGAGCCAGAAAGAAAGAGATGGGTTAAGAAAGACAAACATTCTTTTTGAGAATTGCGACAGCGCCGGGGCAAGTCTTGTAATTTCCTCCCTCAGCGTTGCTGAGTTATTGGTTCCTGTACCACGCGACAAGCATGCCGAATTGATACAAATACTTGTTAAATTGTTCGATATTGTTGATTATGCTTATGAGTGCGCTAGTGACTCGGCTCTTTTGTATGCCAAGCATTCAAGTGAACTACGTACGGTTGGCAAGCCAGGTGATAGAGATCACATCAAGAATGATATCAATATTATTTCATCGTTTCGCAAATATGGCGTGCATTTGTTTTATACGGACGATGGACGTGCTCGGACCATTGCGTCGTCCTTTGGTCTGAAGGCCTGCAAGCTTCCAGAGATGTCTGAGCGTTTATTTGACACCGGGCCGAGAGTGAAACGGACGAAGAAAAATAGGCGTAGGGACAACGAATCTTAAGTAGTGATATGAATAGGTGAAAAAGTCAAAGACGTTCGATATGTTTGCTTTTGTGCGGTTGGTGCTTGTGTTTGCCATGGATGCCTGTATTTTGTGGCTCTTTCCTTGTAGGAGTTTGAGCCATGGCGGTACCTTCTTCGATTGCGGCTCGACGGAGTCGGGCGGTTGAGTCGTTTCAAACGGCGGCGGAATGTATTGGGGAGATTGTGCCGGGGATGGGGTTGTTTGCGGTTACGCGTGGGCAATTTTCGATGATTGATGCGGTGTTGGCCTGTCTGGATCAAGCCGGGCCCAGCCATGTTTCGCTGTGGACTTGGACAGTCGCGGAGTATGAAATCGAGTGTCTTGAACGGTTGCGGATTGATGGGCGGTTGCTGTCTGGTGTGCTTGTAATCGATCACGGGGCACGGAATAAAAACGCGGGGCTTATCGCGCAGTGGAAGAGCAGTTTCGGGCCTGAATCTGTGCGTTATGTTGTCAATCACTCGAAGATTGCGACGGTTCAAAGTGATCGGTTCAAGCTGCTTTTGCGTGGCTCGATGAACCTCAATTTCAATCCACGGTTCGAACAATTCGATTTGACTGAAGGCGGGCTCGACTTTGATTTGGTGAAGTCGATCGAGGCCGAGCTGCCTGTGCTTGGAGACAAGTGCAAAGGGGAAGATGTGTACGCGGCCAGCAAGGTTGCCAACGCGTTCTCACCTCAGCAATTGAGCATGTTCAAAGATATCAAGGTCTGGAATAAATGATTGACATCTTGGCTGAACTCGCGATCGACAATCCCAAGGTGCCAGCGGTTACTTTACAGATGTATGCCGATGCGTTGCGGTCATATGTCGAAGCGTCGAAGAACATCGAAGCCAACGGGTCTGTCTGTTCGCATCCTCGGACGGGGGCTCCGATCGATAATCCGTATTTGCGGGTGAGAGATCAGCAAGGGGCAGTGCTCAGAAAGATGCGGGCGATTAAGGGAGATCGCGTTTTGAAAAGGCTCCTTGAGGATTGACCTGTCGATTGGGCACGGTTAGGATTTTGGAAGCGGTCGACCCGGGGGGGAATCGACCGCGAAGGGGCGCAGGATTGAGTTCATCTCGATCCTGTGGTTTTTTTATGTCGATCGGTTTTCTTGTCCGCGCCGTACGGCGGCTTCGTATTCTTCCAGCGTTATGTTTGAAAGAATGGGTAAGACCGCGTACGAATTGAGCACGGACCCGAACAGGCCTACAGAGACGGCGGCCATTACGACGGCTGCGATCATCAGGTCCGCGTTCTCGAATTTCATTGTCAGATAAAAGAACGGAAAGGCTGCGATCGTAGCAGCCATCACCGTTCCGAACGTGATGTCTTTCTTTGGCATTGCCTGGTTTTCCTTGGTGGTTTGGTTGGCGATCGCCGGATGTAATCAGGGTTAGGTTTTGCGCCTCAGGTCGTTGCCGGGGTTGTGTGTCATTAGGTGTTGGCGGAGTTCGTGGGCCTGGTCGGGTGTTAGGTCGTCGAAGCGCTCGATTCCCCAACGGTCAAGCATGTATTGAAATGCGATTGGGAAGATTTTGCGACGTTCGGTCATACGTTTGAGATCCTCGCGCAAGGCGTTGCCTGAGTCGAGTGTGCGGGCGGGTTTGGCATTGTTGTTGACGTGTTCACTTGAAACGCGGATCGATTGGCAAGGGAGCCCGAACTTGATGGCGGCGGCTTTGAGGGCTGACGCTTTGCGAAGGCGCAGGGAGTTGTGATCGAAGTAGCCTTGGTCTGTGTGTTGGGGGGCGGGGGCAATGCCTGTCCGGGTGGTTTGGTGCCAATACTCCTCGCACCACGGAACCGACACGGTTAACTCACACTGGATATGAGTATGTGAAATGTTGTAGTGATCTGACCAACCGATCACGGAAAACAACGTGTTGAGGCGTTTGACAATTGCCGACTCTGTCACGTGTGAATATGTCTCTTTATTGGCGTTGGTGCGGCGAACACGCTCACCGTCTTTTTCGAGGAACGGCTTTGAGATTCGATCCTGCAAAGCTTTATTCAGTCGTTCCATATCAAGCATCGGGATCATTGTTTGGCTCTCTTGTTGTGGCTCTGGGCGAATGTCTTGGAAGTGGTCGGTTTGGTTGCGGCTGCTTGGAAGTTTGCGATTCGGGCGAGGAGCCAGTCGAGGGACCATGAGTCGCATCGAAGGCATATCGTGCCGGGGTTAAGGTTTTCGTGGTTGGTGGCGCGGTGTCGGCCCTTATCAGCGGGGGGGCTGTCAGGGCCAGCGTGAAAAGGTCGTTGTGGTGCTTCGCGGTGGTGGCCTGTGCAATGGTCGGGCGGTTCTCCTTCGGTCCATATGCTTGCGGATCCAGTGATGAGGATTCGAGGCCTGGGTGGTTCTGTGAGGATGCTGTCGGGGATGCGCGGGGCTCGTCTCGGTTCATCGAGCTGCTCACGCGCGGTGGCGATGTCGGCGGGGCTCATTGCTCGATCGTCGGCGAGCTGCTCGAGCCTGATCTCAAGGTCGGTCGCGTTGCGGGCTCGTTTGGAGCGTTTGAGCTTGGGGCGGGGCTCGCGCGTGCCGATACGTCGCCAGCTCACCAGCTCGCCGGCTTCGGTGCTTGTGAGCTTGAGGCCAGCGAAGGCGGCGCTCCAGGGGCTGAGGGTTGCTCTTGTGGCAGTCTCGGGCGCGTACCAAGTCGAAGCGAGTCGAGCCCTAGCAAGTCGGCTGAGCGCGAGGTCGATCACATAAATGTTGGTCTCGAACTTCTCGGCAAGTCGGTCTTGCCAGACGTTCACGTGTCCCAATCTGTAGGCCTGATCGATTAGGGCGAACCAAACGGCAGCGGCTTCGGGGCCAAGTGGGTTCAATAGCTCAAGGGCCTGGTCGACCTTGGCTTGGGGGAGCTGAGTCTCGGCGACAAGATCGGCAAGGCGCAAGACGATTGGCGGCGGATCGATTGTACATGTCATGTTGTCCGACCTGGGTGTGTGTACATTCGGTCTGTTTGTCCATCACTGGACCTATAAATGTACTACACTTATTTTGCCTAAGTTGCCTAGCTTGTTATTTTTCGGTGTTTGAAATCGGAGACATCTTATGCGTCGGGGCGACATAGGGTTGACAAGACCACAAAAGGGGCATCATTTGACCGTGACGACCGACCACAGGATTCAACGCGACAAGCTCGCGGCTCGGCGGCTCGCTCGCGGTTGGTCCCCTGAGCGTGTGGCATTAGCGGCTGGTATTTCGGTTACTCAACTGAGGCGACGTATGCGAACCTTCGAAAAGCAGAAAGCCCCAAGCGGGGTAGCTCGGGGCTGGGAAGTTTGACGACTTGCGTTGAAAGATTTCCGGGGAAATCGTCAGCGCTGGGGCGTGGCGATCGCGGCTTGATAGCTGGCGGGTGCGAGGATCGTCTGTGTGGTGGCCAAGGTCATCTTGCGAAGCCTGGGCTCTCCGAGGCGAGTGAGGCGTTCTCCGGCTGCTGCAAGGCCTCTGCGGATCGCGTTGGGCGGGACGATCACTTGAACCGTCTGCGGTGCAAGGGTGGTCGCGTAGGCGGCCTGGGGTTGCTGTGCCTGAGCTTGGGCGTAGGCCTGGGGGCTGGCCTGGGCTCTTTGCTCGGCGAGGGCTCGCTGGATCGCTCTGTCTACGATCGCGTTGACTTGGTCTTCAGTAAGTCCGGGCGCGCTGGCGGGCGTGCTCGGGGCAAACGGGTTGACCATCGGGGCGGCTGGGACGCGGTCATCGGCCTGGGCTTTGGCTCCGACTAATGACGCGAATGATAAGCCAATCAAGATGATTTTGAGCATGCTCGAAACTCCTTCGGAAGTTGACGTCACTTTGTTTATCGGTTCGATTCTCCTTTGACTCCACTCAATCCATAAGCTCAAATGAAAAGTAAGCAATTGTTAGTTTGCGGTTGCAAGGCAAGTGAGGTAGCTCCGGGAGTTGTCGCAAGGTGGCCTGTCGGTTTGACTGAAATCACATACTTTGAAGATATGGTTTTTGATGGGTTAACACGTGAGCAAGTGGCTACGTGTTATGATTTGGCGGTTGGTCAATGGGCGGCGTTAATTGGTCTGACTTTCCGACGTGTTGAAGATCCTGGTCTCGCTCGAATTGTGGCACGTAATGGGGAGATCGACGGGGCCAACGGCGTGTTGGCCCTGTCGGATCTTCCTTACGGGGCTTCGACCTGGTCGGTGATGAATCAGATTTTCGACCCGGCTGAACCTTGGTCGCAAGAAGACATTCACATGCTACACGGTTGCATGTGTCATGAAATCGGGCATGCTCTTGGATTGGAGCATATACCGAATTCAGGGGCATTGATGGACCCGTATATCGTGCCTGGTCGTTGGCGTCCTCAGGTTCCGGATATTGCGGCGATTCAAGCGATTTACGGGGAACCTGTGGCGAAGAATTTGGGGCTGTCGGATGCTGAGCTTGTCGCGATCGGAGAGGAGTTTGCTCCTGTCGTTTGCTCGGCTTTTGCTGAGTCTTTGCGGGATTTGGCCAGCTCGATTGAGTCGTCCTTAGACGATTCCAATGTTCTCGATTGGTCTGTGGTGGAACGTCGGATCTTTGCGTTTTGGAACGAACGTCTTATCGATTTGCTCGAGGATATTTCGGTTGCCGATTATGTTCGGGTTTTGCGTGGGATAGCGACGGGGCTTTCGTGATTACTCTTTTCATCGTGGCGATGGTTTCTCTGTATTTGTTGTTGGAGGATGCATGAAAGTCTTTCGTGGTTTGATTGCTCGTGTGGTTGGTTTTTTCGGGGCTGTGCAGGGCTCGGTTCGCGGTGTAATCAACGGTGAAGAGTTGGTTCGTGCAATCATTTCAGCTGTGTCGGCTGGGTTCTCGGTTCCGTCGGTTCTGGCTCTCGTTCCGGTGCTGATTAAGGATGTTCCCCTCGTCGTTCCTAGCCCGGCTGTGTCGGGGTTGCTGGTGGCGATTATTACGCTGATCGCTGATCTCTACAGGCGTAAAGCGGCGGGCTCGGTTGCAACGTGATCTCGAAGTCTTGGCGGGTTGGGTTTCTCCATCTCGCGTTCACGGTTTGCTATGTCGGTCTCATACTCTGGATCATTCAAATCATTACGACTCGGCAACCTTTCAACTGATGTTCAATGGCTGTAATTGACGTGGACTTTGAGCGCGGATCTATGCGTGATGCCTTTTTCGTATGGGGGCTTGGGCTCGGCGCTTATCTCACGTCGATCGGTCATTGGATACAGGGGCTCGTGTCGATCGGCCTTGGGATCTCGACCATCGTTGGTTGTGCTATCGCGTGCGTTAGGTTGCGGTGGGATTGGGTGGATCGGGCCAAGCGGCAGGCGGGAAGCAAACGTGCCTCGTAAGATCGCGACGTTTCGGCCCCATACCTTTGGCGGCACTACTGCCAAGCAAGACTATGAACGTGCCGAAGCTCGCCGCGCTGACAAGCGGTTCTATTCTGGGGCTCGGTGGATCAAGCTGCGTGACTTGTTTCGGCGTCGTCATCCTGTGTGTGCGACCGTTGGTTGTAATGCTCCAACGGCGCATGTCCACCACGTCATACCGCGTGACGTCAGGCCGGACCTTGCTTACGAGTGGGATAACCTTCAAGCCCTCTGTATCCCATGCCACAACGCCCAGGATCAACGATAGACACCCCGGGGGGGGTGATTTTGCTAGGGCCTTTCGGCTCCTAGACGATATGTAGATGCGCGCCTAATTACGGTTATTTCAATTTTCGATTTTGGCTCAATGTACATGTGTTTGAGCGTACAATAATGGCAAGACGCGGACCTAAACCGAAGCTCAAGATTGCAGAAAGCGACGCGCGGACCGTCGGCAGGTCGACACCTCTGCGCGTTGTTGTGCCTCCTTTTGAGCTTGGTCAAATCTCTCGCGCGGAGTGGGATCGATACGCGCCGATTTTGGTGCGTGCGAAACGTCTTGATGAGATCAACTCGCCTGCATTTGCTTGTTATTGCGAGGCTTTCGAGTTCTATACTCGGGCTCGTCAAGATATGGGGCTCGACGTCTCTCTGATTACCGATTCAGGCGGGACTAAGGCCAATCCCTCAGCGGCTCTTGCCCTCAAATCACTTGATACTATGCTCAAGTTCCTACGTGAGTTTGGGCTTACCCCTGCCACTTTGCGGACGTTGGGCGAATCATTGAAGGAAGTCAAAGTCGACCGGCTGACTGAATTCATCGCGAATGGATGACAAAAAAGGTTTCCCCGGGAAAGTCGAAGGGCTCGTCAAGCTCATCGAAGCGATCGTCCCGAAAATCGAGCGACTCGGCGAAGCCCTCGAAGGCCTCCGTCAAGTCGAAAGCTCCACGGGTTCGCAAGGTTGCGGCCAAGTGGATTCGGGGAAGTATCGACCTGGTTGCGATCAAGCAAGGTTGCTGGTTCGACGAATCGGCGGGCAAACGTGCTTGTGCGTTCATCGAAACCTTTTGCTGTCAGTCGCACGGGAAAGCCAAGGGCCAACCGATCAAGCTCGTTGCCTGGCAACGCGACTTCATCATGCGTCTGTTTGGCTGGAAAACGAAGGACGGCCTCAGGCGGTACAGACGTGCATATGTCGAAATTGCCAAGAAGAACGGGAAGTCCACCTTGATTAGCGCTCTCGTCCTTTTCCTTCTGCTCGCCGATGGTGAAGGCTCGCCAGAGATCTACCTCAACGCCTGCGATAAAGACCAAGCCGGCATCGTGTTTCGCGAAGCTGCGCGCATGGTCAAGGCCTCTCAGGATCTCAAGTCACGTCTCAAAATCATCAACTCGAAGGCGGATATGCGGATCCTCGACGAAGAGGGGGAAGGCGTCATTGTCGCCAACTCCTCAGTTGCGGGATCGAAGGACGGGCTCAACCCTTCCGGGTGCATTTTTGATGAGCTGCATCGCCAGCAAGACCGCGCCCTCTGGTCGGTTTTCGAGCATGCTGACGCTGCGCGTGATCAGCCGCTCACGATCTCGATCACCACTGCTGGTGAGGCCCCCGACGGCGTCTGGTACGAGCAACGCGAATATTCTGAAGGTATCAACAACGGTGAGATCGATGATATCACTCACCTCGGGATTATCTTTCGCGCTTTGCCTGAGGATGATCACGGCGACCCGAAGACGTGGCTTAAGGCTAATCCGTCGCTTGGCGTCACTCTGAAATATGAAGAGCTTGCTCGCAAGTGGAAAGAGGCGTCAAGAGATCCGGTCAAGCGGGCCAACTTTTTGCGTCTCAGGCTCAATATCATCCAACGTGAAGAGCTGCGTTTCTTCAACGTCGGCCAATGGGAAGCGTGCGGCGCGCCTGTGCAAGTCGAGCCTGGCTCGGCTTGCTGGTGTGGCCTCGACTTGTCGAGCACTAACGACTTAACTGCTTTGGTCGGGATCTTCAAAAATGATCTCGACGGCTTCGATGTGCTGGCCTGGTTCTGGTTGCCTGAAGACAACATCTTGGACCTTGAGCAGAAGCACAAACGACCCTATCGAACGTGGGCCGATATGGGCCTCATCACTCTCACCGATGGTCCCTCGGTTGATTATCGATTTATCCGTCAACAGATTAACAAGATTGCAAAGCTTTACAGCCTGCAAAAGTTTCTTGCCGACCCCAAGTTCGCCTCTCACCTTCTCACGGAATTGCAGGAAGAAGACGGGCTCGAAGTCCACGCGATTCAACAGAACGTCATGGTTCTCGGCCCTGCGACGTTTGAGTTCAAACGCCTCGTTGAATCGAAGGCTCTCAGGCACGGTAGCAACCCGATTCTCGACTGGATGGCTGGCAACCTGGTTCCAGTGTACGACACGAACAATAACGTTCGTTTCACGAAGAAAAAACAGAAAAACAAGATCGACGGCATAGCAGCACTCATAAACGCCTTGGCTGGAACCATGGATCGACAATCCTCCAACGGCTCGGCCTATGACGGTGGCGGGATTTTGTTCTTATGAGTTCCTTCCTGTCTTCGGTTCGGCGTGGCTTTGCTGCGTTTCGTGAGTCTCGATCGATGGCTCCTCAGGGCACTGGGGCGTTTGTTGGTACCGGGCTCTCCGGGATCGCGGTGACTCCCGACAATGCTCTCACGCTTCTGCCTGCATTCGCTGCAATCAATATTCTCTCGACTGACACCGCGACCCCTCCGTTGCTGCTCTATCGCACTGACGAAAAGGGCGCGAGGAAGATCATTACGGGAACGGCTCTCAGTAAGATCACGGCGCGCACGCCGAACGGCGTCACCACTCCTATGCGGTTTCGTCAAGCCCTCATGGGTCACACCTTGGGCTGGGGCAACGGTTATGCCGAGATTCTTCGCGATTCTTGGACGGGTGAACCTTATGGCCTCTCCCTGCTTTCGCCTCGTCCTTGGGACACGTGGCCTGAGAGGGTGAATGGTCGACTGCTCTATAAAATCCAGCGTGGTACAAGGCAACTCTTGCCTGAGAATGTGATTCATATCGCGGGCCTCAGCTGGGACGGCCTGGTCGGTTACTCTCCGGTTGCGCTGGCTCGTGAAGCTATCGGCCTGGCTCTGGCGGCGGAGCGCTTTGGGGCCTCGTTCTACGGCAACGGCTCCCATGCTTCGGGCTGGCTCAAGTCGCCTAAGAAGCTCTCTCCGGAAGCAAGGCGCAACCTCCGCGAATCGTTCGAAGAGCAGCATCGCGGCACGGGCAACGCAAACCGTATCGGCGTTCTTGAGGATGGTCTCGAATTCGAGAAAAGCTCGATCGACCCTGAAGACGCGCAATTCTTGCTCACTCGCAAGTTTCAAGTCATCGAACTATGTCGGCTCTATCGTGTTCCACCTCATAAGGTGATGGACTATGAGCATGCTCACCTGGCAAATCTTGAGCAATCCAATACCGACTATTTGATGACTTCGCTCTTCCCGTGGTGCCTGCAAATCGAACAGGAATTCGACCTCAAGCTCTTGACGACTCAGGAACGCGACAACGGATTTGCGTACGCTCATAACTTGCGAGCGTTCATGCGTGCTGATAGTGCGGCGCGTGCGGCCTACTGGGATTTGATGGCTCGCAACGGTGTTGTCTCACCCAATCAAATCGCGGCCGAAGAGGGCTTTGATCCGATTGAGGGCGGCGACGTTCACTTCTGCCCACTCAACATGACTGTACTTGCAAATATTGGCAAACCTTCAAACGACACACAAAAGCGATCGACCAATGAAGCCGCCTAGCTCTCCAAAACTTACGTTTGAACGTCGTTTCCTTGCGATCTCGACCGAAGAACGCGCTGCCGTTCTGAAACCTGAGACGCGAACGGTTTGTGGCTATGCTGCCTTGTTCAACTCGCTTTCTGAAGACTTGGGGGGATTCCGAGAGATCATTCTTCCTGGTGCCTTCACGAAATCGATTGAAGATGGTGACATTCGTTGTCTTGTCGACCACGACTCTTCGAAGATTCTCGGTCGTAAAAAGTCTGGCACTCTCAGACTCAAGCAAGACGAGCGCGGCTTGTGGTACGAAGCTGACTTGCCTGATACGTCGTACGCGAATGACCTGGTCGTCAGCCTCACGCGCAAGGATGTTGACGGCTCTTCCTTTGGTTTCCGTGCCGTGACTGAGCGTTGGGAAATGCGTGACGGTATGCCTGTCCGAATCCTCTCTGATCTCCATTGCTTTGACGTCTCGCCGGTGACTTATCCGGCTTATCTCGACACGTCTTCGGCTCTGCGTTCGCTTGAAGAATTTCGTTCGTCGCTACCATCGCCAAACGCTGATCACCAGAACAGGTTCAAGCGCGCGGCTTTGGCCTTCTTTTCCCTTGGTTGAAGTTCCTGGTTCCCCTATTTCATGATTAGGTTTTGATTTATGACACTCGCTGAATTGCGTCGCCTTCGCGCGCAGAAACACACTGAAGGCCGAACTCTCGTCAATAATGCTGAAACTCGTGATTTGACCGACGATGAAAAGACCAAGGTCACCTCGCTTCAGACTGAGATTCGCTCGATTGAATCTCGTATCGAGCAGCTCGAAAGCTTTCAGTCACCTCCCGGGCCTGGTGGCTCGGTCTCCGATCCTCTGGACCAACGGGACGCGCCGAACGGCAACGGCGGAAGCGGTCAGCTTCGTCGGTTTTCGTTGATGAAGTGCATTCGTGCTCTTGCTGGCCTTGAAGTTCTTTCCGGTCTTGAGCTGGAAGTCCATCAAGAATTGAGCAAGCGAAAAAATGAGGCGGCTGCCGATTTTCGCACTTCGGGCGCTGGTGTTCCGGTCGCTGCTGTGAAGGGTATTTGCATCCCGCACAGAAGCGGCGGGCTCTATCGTGATGCCGGCGATATTTTGGACGAGACGCGGGCCATGCAAGCCGTGCTTCGCTCTCGTGCGAATCTGGCCGAGTATCGCGACTTGACCACCTCCACCGGCTCGGGTTCGATTGCGGCCATTCTTGGAACCGACTTCATTGACATTTTGCGCAATCGCATGTTGATGGCTCAGCTCAAGGCGCGTGTCATGTCGGGTATGACGGGCGGCTCTTTCAGCCTTCCCAAGAAGACGGTCAAGGGTACGACTTACTGGGTCACTGAAGGCACAGCTCCGACCAACACGAACATCACGATTGGCCAGGTCACTTTCAACCCTAAAACGGTCGGCGCTGTCACTGACTTGTCTCGTAAGTTCATGCTTCAGACGTCGCTCGATGCCGAAGGCATCGCTCGCGACGATTTGCTGTCTGACTTGGCTCATGAAATCGACCGTGTTGGATTCAACGGATCTGGCTCTGGTGCTGAGCCTTTGGGCATCATGCAAGACGGGGCAATTACGGTTGTTGCCATTGGCACCAATGGCGGCGCTCCGACTTGGGACAAGATTGTCGAGCTTGAAACACAGGTCAGTTTGGCCAACGCTGATGCTGACACGATGGCTTATGTCACTGGCTCTCAAGGTCGTGGCATCCTCAAGCGTACTTTGCGCAGCACTGTTGCGAATTCCAAGTACATTTGGGATGACCTGAACACGGTCAATTCTTATGGGGCCTATGCTTCAAACTCGATTCCGGCCAATCTTTCTAAGGGCTCCGCAAGCGGCACCTTGACCTCGCTTTTGTTCGGCAATTTCGCAAGTTTGACCTATGCGCTTTGGGGCGGTCTCGACCTGATCGAAGATCCTTACACCAAGTCGAACGTCGGCGGTTTGCGTCTTGTTGCTCTTCAGGATCTTGACGTTCAAAAGCGGTACACACAGTCGTTTGCAGTCTGCAACGATATGACCTACTAAGTCAAAAAACCATCGTGAAACAAGCTCGGGCCTTTTGGGGCCCGGGCCTTTGACATATTTCAAAATCACCACATATCGAGCTAAACAGATGGATTATCCGGGCATCATCGACCAGGAAGACGATCCTTTTAAGTTCGTCCGTTTGACGGTCGACAACACTCTCCACCTTGACCGAACCAAGCCCAAAGGCTCGGTGATCAAGGTTCCTCCAGCGCGTGCAAAGTATCTCGTCGAAAACAAGTTTGCTGAGTTTTGCGTCGGGCCTGAGTCGGAACCTGAACCGGTTCCAGACGATCCGATCGAGCCCAAGAAGAAGCCGAAGTAACGCACTCGCATGCTTACTCTCAACCTCGTAACTGCTCCTTCTGTCGAGCCTGTGACGTATGCTGAAGCCAAGGCATATCTCAGGCTCGAACATGATGCCGATCAGGCTCTCATAACGTCTCTGATTACCACCGCTCGCCGGCTGATTGAGAATCAAAAGGGCCGTTCGTTTGTTCGTACGACCTGGGAGCAGTATCTCGACGGTTTCCCTTACGGTGGCGGATATTTCAAGCGAGCTGAGCGCTACAATTACGGCAATCCCAATTGGCTTCCGAACACCAATGCGCAGCCGATCTCGGTACCACGGTCTCCGCTCTTGTCTGTGCGATCAATTCAGTATCTTAGCGCCTCGACAACTTGGCAAACTCTCGACCCCTCACAGTATCGCGTTGTTGCTGGCTCTCCTGGTCAGATTTTGCCGGTCTATGGTTCGCTCTGGCCGTTTCCACTGCCTCAGGATGCGTCTGTTCGCGTGAGCTTTGACGCGGGTTTTGGGGATGACGCTTCCTCTGTTCCTGAGACGGTCAAGACCGCGATTAAGCAATATGTCGTCGCGCTGTACGAGAATCGCGGGGAAGACTCTGTTCCGATCCCTCAGGCCATTTCCTGGCTTCTCGATGACGTTGACACCGGGATATACATGTGAGCAACCGCCAACGTATCGGCCTCATGCGTCAACGTTTGGTGCTCGAAAGAGTCACCTCCACCACGTCGCGACCGCTCGGTGAAAAACAGCCGAATTTTACAGCCGTCGGCACTTTTTTTGCCGAAGTGGTGCCGATGGGTGGCGATGAAATTGTCAGCGGTTCGCAGGTTCGGCCAACCTCTTTTTATCGTATCAAGATGCGTCAAGAAGTTGTCATAAGCTCAGCCGATCGATTCCGGTTTGAAGGGACTCAGCGCTATCTTGCGATCAAGAATATCAACCGGGTGATGGAACGTAACGCGTACTATGAAATCATCGCCTCCGAAATTCCCGGGGAAAGGGCCTGAGCTTGGGCACTCGATTGAGCAAGGGTGACGTTCGTAAGCTTCAAGCGGCCTTGCACGATTTCACGTTTAAGGAAGTCGTTTACGTTTCGCGTGATGCTTTGACTTCTTTGACACAGGCCGTGAAGGCCGATCTCGAAAGGTCTGGGCCTGTCGATTCGGGGCGGATGCGGGCCTCAATTGAGGTTGTTCGCAAGGAAGTCTCTGACGGTAAGATTTGGTACGCTGTCCGGATCAAGACACCCTATGCGGCGTCGGTCGTGTTCGGCAACAAAACCCGGGAAGGCTCGCATTTTGTACAAAAGAGCGTCGACACCTCGGGGCGTCTTGCTCTCAACCGAGCTGCGAATCAAATGAAAAGCAAGCTCTCTCACAAGTCATAAGGTCAATCAAACATGTTCAAGCGGTTCGTGGTTGCCCTTGCGTTTTTGGCTTTTGCTCCTCAGGTCTTTGCTACGGCCTTCACTACTCAACGCTCTGGCAACTGGTCGGATGCTTCATCGACTGGCCCATGGTATGTCACGGGGACTGGGCTGCCTGCTGGTGGCCACGGAACTTCGGGCGTTCCTGGCGCGGCCGATACGATCGCGATTAACTATACGGTCGTGACGACCTCCACCTCCACGGCTGCAACTGGTTCGGCTGTTAGTATCAACGTTGGTTCCGCGATTGGCACCACGATACTAGACGGGCAAGTGCTTAAATTTGGATCTGTTATAGTCACGGTTAGCAATGGCGGGAGCAATGTTCCTGCGACCAACACGACGATTCCGGTTTCTTCTGTTCCTTCGACGATTGCCAGCGGCACTACCTGTAAAATCGGGCATGCTCTGACTGTCGACACAAGTCAGTCTATCGGCTCCGGCGCCACGATAGCGTTGGACAATTCTCAAGGGAATGCTAGCTCTTTTTATAGCACTTTGATTGTCAAAACCGGGGCGACTCTTACTCTCAATGGCGGTCTGTTTTCGGACGGCGACGAGGTCTTGCAAGCCGGTTCGAATATCCTTTTCAGTGGGACCGGGCCTTTTCGCTGGCATCATTACAATTCAGCCGCACCACCGAAGCTTAGGGCTCTGACAATCGCGGGGACGTCCGGCTCGCACTGCTCGGTCAAGGGGGCCTCGACTAGCTCTCGTTTTGGTATGACCGTCGGGGCCTCGTTTGGATCGGTTGCAATATCGTATTGCGATTTTCAGTACGGCGACACAAGCGCTTCTTATCCTGACATAATCGCGGTGTACGGGGCTGAAACGTCTGTATCTGTCGATCATTGTACGTTCGATGCTGGTTATCGAGCGATTAGTTGCCTCACAGCACTCTCAGCAACCACGAATTTCAGCATACAAACCAGCAAATTCACCGCCATGTCGAACACTTATCTCGGTGTTCGATCGGGATCGACTGCGACGGGGACGCGGTCGATTTATGGGAACACTTTTGGCGGTGGCATCATATCGAACGCGGGTGGGTGGCTCAACTTTACGATCGATTCGAACGTATTCAACGCGACGGCCGCGACTGGTACAGCTTCAGTCCCTATCGTAACGGGCGCTCTCGGCAACTGGTCTTCATTACAAAATAATCTGCTGCGATTTCCGACCGTTGGGTCATCCATGTCGCAGCAAGGGCCAATCAGTAATAATCTGATCATATGCGACGATTCGACGAATCATGACCCCAACCTTATTCAAATCTTACAGACAATCTCGGGGACTGGTACGGTCGGGGCATTCTCTGGAAACGTCGCCCAGATCTATACCACAACTGGGAACTCTGCGATTTATTACTGTGCGACTGGTTTCAATCCAACCTCGTCGACGGTGATTCAAGTCTTGAACAATGTCACACTTGCGAATATCTCTGGAACCAATGTTGCATCGGGAAGCATCTTTAACTGCACAAAGATGAACTCGTTTACATCAGTCACTCTTGATCACAACACTACCCACATTGGCGGCACAATTGCTGGCGCGTTCTGTATCGGTGATCCTTCAGGCACTGGCGTCGTATCGGCTGGTACGATTGTTTCGATGCGTGCAAATCTTTGCTATGCCACAGCAACCGCATCGGGCACCCGAAACGGAGTCGTCCTTTACGGGGAAACGGGGGTGGCAACCGATGCTTGCGCGGCGGCAAATTGCGATTATAACGGGGGCAATTATTTCTTGCCCTCGTCTGGCACCAACACCCCGACGGGGCGTGCTGGCTACATCAATCTCAATGGCGGGAGCATGTTCTCGTCGCCTTCCTCAGCCGGCGTTCACGATGTAAGTAGTACCGACAACTCGAAAGATCCTCAGTTTTTTGATTCCACGCGAGATGTTGCTACAGCCTTCACCTCTTCCGGTTGCCTCAACCAAACATCTGTTGGAACCAAAGCCCAAAATTTCCAGCAATTTACGGTCTATGTCTCATCCCAAATTCAGACCGACCCGACGATAATTTCACGCGTTGTCACGTGGATCAAGTCGGGTTTCGCGCCTAAGAATTCGCTCTATAACGTCACGTTTTCAGGTGACACAAATTCTGTCAAGAACATTGGTGCAATCCCGTTTGCTCATTCTGCTTTGCCAATTATCGACATGTTTATTCGCTTGAGACGTGCCGACGCTGCGTTAGATCACAAGTGGTTCGACATCTTGGATACTCGCAAACGGTCTCTATTAAAGGCAGCTTGACCCGTGAATCGCGAACTCAAAATATCCACAGCGGCAACGGTCATCCTTGGTCCGTTTTTGTCGATTGCCGATGGCGTTACCCCTGTCTCGACAGGCTTGGCGGCTCCTGGAACCCCGGCGGCTTACTACTACAAAAATGGCACGAAGACAGCGGTCGACCTTTCGACCCTTTCGTGGACTTCAACGGGAAACGGGCAATTCTCGATCGTTCTCAGTTCGGGCATTACCGATACAGCGGGTTCGCTCGAATTTTACATAATCGACGCGGCCAATTATGTTCCGTTGTTTGTCTGTTTCTCTGTGCTCTCAGCCGTTGCCTATGATGCAAAATACGGGTCGGGCAAAGTGCCTGCCTCTCTCGCCTCGGGCGATGTCACTGGCAATCTTCCTGCGATCGTCAACGCCTATGCCTCGGGTCAAGATCCTGCCACACTCGTGCTCACCACGCCTGCGAACAAGCTCGTGACGAACGTGTCGGGCTTTGTGACCTATTCGAACGCAGCTCCGCCGACAGCGGAGGCGATCGCCACGGCTGTTTTGACCGACGTGACTTCAGGTGATCTCGCTGCGGCCGGATCCCTTGGTCACCTGGTGACGACCGCACCGAGCTGGTACACAGCTCCGTCGACACCGCCGACAGCGGAGGCGATCGCCACGGCTGTTTTGACCGACGTGACTTCAGGTGATCTCGCTGCGGCCGGATCCCTTGGTCACCTGGTGACGACCGCACCGAGCTGGTACACAGCTCCGTCGACAC